AATATTAGAACGTGGGCGAGCTAAGCTCCGGCGTAGCTAAGGCTGCTGCGTAGCGTAGTGGTACCTACCCTCCCAGGGGTACACACCGCCGCGCGTGTCGGAAAATTCGACTCCGATCATCGGGAAATTAGGTTTTTATCGGAACTGAAGAGAGAGAAGATAACTTTTTAAGCGCACTACGACGCGCGATATAACTTAAAAGTAGGGGCAAAATGGTAAACAAGGACTTTATCAGACTCCAGAGGTACCAATTGAGTACCGATATATCGGTGTCTCATTTACCTATCGGTGCCTGTCTAATTTACCCACTCATTTACTATTTACCATTTACCGCGCAGTAAATGGTAGAAAATGTAAATTGACCGTTCTCTGTCCTCTTCCTCCTCAAAACGGCTTCGTTTTCACCTCGGATTTTTTATTTTTCTTTTCTTTGTGAATTTCTTTTATTTTGGATTTTGTTATTTTTCCTTTCCGATTATTTTTTCTATCGCTGCGCTCCCTTTTCTTTTTTCTTAGTTCATATATATTTCCTTTCTGTCCGGTTTCACTTTCCCTGAACTTCCCCTTTCGTTTTTATTAACGGCCGAATTTACTTGAATATGGTATTTTGCTCACAGAACTTTATGTCGCTCCCGCATTTCTGAGCTCAATAAGGCAATTTCTCATGACTTTTCTTCGGATCAGGATGGAGTTATATGAAATGATATCCACACGTTATCTGAAAATATCTATACGTTTCATCCGCACATTATATGAAAATATCTATACATTTCATCTATATATTCATTTCAAACATATACATTAAACGCACAATCAAGATGACGAGGTTCAGCAAAAACAGGGAGGGGATCGTCTTCAAAGTAGATGTAAGGCTCATGCAACAACAAAGGATATCAGTCCATATGCAGATCAGTTCAACAAGATCTCCAGCCATTTCAACAAGAACATTCATCATCGACTACACATACCAACAATTACACATTCCATTCGACTTCAACGGGTTAGAAGGAACGATCACATCAACCTTCAAATTTCATTACTGGGGTTCAAAAGCAGAAGAAATATTAGAAGAGGACATCATACGTATGGGGGATATTAGTACTATAGAAAGCCCAGAAATTATGGGAATGGATGTAAACGAACCAGTAACTATTGATAATAAGATAATAATTTAATTTTGTTAGTAATATGTTTGCATATTAATTATTATTAGGAGACTGTTATCTAAAATGATTTGCAAAAACAAACATGATTCATTTTTCTCATCCACAATTTCCTCCATATACTTGAAATCACCCATGAACTTCATTCATCTGTGGGTCCCACAACGGCTCAGGCTCCGCTCGCCCACGGT